GGCAGCATGTTCCGCGAGCTGGGGCGGCAGGAGCGGGTAGTTCAGGTTCGCGTGTGGGCGGATACGCCGGCGAACCGCGATGCGACGGCGAAGCTCATCGATACGGCACTGCGTGGGACGCCCTTCCTGACCATGCCGGATGGTTTGGCGGCGCGGCTGTACTACTCGGGCACGCACCAGGAGGACATGCTGCAGAAGGCGAATCTCTATCGGCGCGATCTGGACTACTGCGTGGAGTACGCGACGACGCAGGTGCAGACGGTGGCGCAGATTGCGCAGGTGGAGACGACGGTGGCGGACGTGGCGGGTGGGGCAGTCTTGGCGAGGTTTGAGTAGGTTCGACTAGCAAATGCCGTCATTCCCGCGAAGGCGGGAATCCAGGGCCTGTTTGATGCTGGGCGCGTGAAGCAACCTGCGGTTGCTACTGGGCTCCCGCCTTCGCGGGAGCGACGGTTCAAGGGTGTACGGAGATCGTGCGCTCCGTGGCCGCCAATCATTCGGCGCAATGCTTCGCAATTGCGCCATACATTGCATTTGAGGGAAGCGGTCTGCTTCCCTTTTTCATTTCAGATAGGACATTCCATGGCAATTCAGCTTGTCGTGGTGCAGCCGTTCGGTGTGCACCAGCGTGGCGAGGTGATCGCGGATGCCCAGCAGGTTGCGGCCGTCTTGGCGGGCGACCTGGCGGGGCATGTGGTCAAGGTTGTGGTTGCGGATTCAACCGAGGCGGTAACGCCGAAACAGAAAGCGAGTGACGAATGAGTGTAGTGCAAGCGGGTGCGATCAATACGACGGCGCTGATCGTGCCGGACATCTATGTACAGATCATGCCGCCGTCCGTGGCTTACCTGAATGGCCTGCCGACCAATATCCTGGGCATAGTCGGCACGGCGACCTGGGGGCCAGTGAATTCGCCGACCGTGGTGGCGAGCATGGCGGACTATGCGAACAAGTTCGGTGCCTTGCAGGCGCGCAAGTACGATGCGGGTACGGCCGTCGCGGCGGCGGTGCTGCAGGGTGCCTGCAATATGCGCATCGTGCGCGTGACGGATGGCACCGATACGGCGGCGACGGCGACGCTGGGCACCAATGGCTTGACGGTGACGGCGAAGTATTCCGGTTCGCTGGGCAACGGCATCCAGGTGACGCTGGCGGCCGGTACGGCGGCGAATACGACGAAGGTGATCGTGGCCTTCCCGGGCCAGACGCCGGAGGTGTTCGACAATGTGGCCGGTACGGGCAACGCGTTGTGGGTGGCGCTGGCGGCGGCCATCAACAATGGTACGAGCACCTTGCGCGGGCCGTCTCAGTTTGTGGTGGCCTCGGCCGGTGCTGGGACGACGGCACCGACGCTCGGCGCGACGCCGCTGGCAGGTGGCACGGATGGCGCAGCCGGTGTGACCGGTACGACGCTGGTGGGTCAGGACATCGTGCCACGCCAGGGCATGTATGCCTTGCGCAATACGGGTACGAGCATTGCGATGCTGGCTGATTGCGATGCGAGCGCGACCTGGTCGTTGCAGCTGGCTTACGGCCTGTCGGAAGGCACCTACATGATCATGACCGGCCCGGCCGGCGATACGATCGCGAATGCGACGGCGACCAAGGCGACGGCGGGCATCGACAGTTATGCGGCCAAGCTCCTGTTCGGTGACTGGGTGTATTTCAACGATACGGTGAACGGGCAAATCCGCGTGATCTCGCCGCAGGGCTTCGTGGCGGGCCGCCTGGCGAATATGTCGCCGGAACAGTCGAGCCTGAACAAGCCGCTGTACGGCATCGTGGGCACGCAGAAGAGCTATGCGAACCAGTGCTATAGCGCGGCGGAGCTGACGCTCCTGGGCCAGGCGGGCATCGATGTGATCACGAACCCGTCGCCGGGCGGTAGCTATTACTCGGCGCGTTTCGGGCACAACAGCAGCTCGAATGCGGTGATCAATGGCGACAACTACACGCGCCTGACCAACTACATCGCCTACAGCCTGAATGCCGGCATGGGCCAGTACGTGGGCCAGCTGCACACACCGCAGCGCCGGCGCGAGGCGGCGTCGACCATTTCCAGCTTCCTGGCCAATATGGCGCAGCAGAACATGATCGGCGATGCGGGCGGCGGCGCGGCGTTCTCGGTGGTGGCGAACGACAGCAACAATCCGCCTTCGCGCGTGGCACTGGGTTATCTGCAGATCGATGTGAAGGTGAAGTACTTCAGCATCGTGGAGAAGCTGCTCGTGAACGTGGAGGGCGGGCAGTCGGTGCAGATTGTGCGGCAGTCGCAGGGTTTGAATACGTAACGCGGTTGCTTGCTGGGGTTTAGCGGCTTCGCCGCGGGATGTTTGGCGCAACGACTTCGCTGTTGCGCCCTACCATTGGGCGTATGTCGCTCAGCGGTTCGTGCGGTTTCCACGGTTGTCTTTCATGCCCGGCCCTGTGCCGGGCTTTTTCATGTTTGAGGAGTATTCATGCCGGTCAATAGTTTCTCGGTTGGGCGCGATATTGCGCTCGATATTTCGACCAGTAGCGGCCCTTTGCGGCTGAACCTAGTCACGGGCTTTTCGGCCAAGCCGCAGTACCAGGACATCAAGGTGAAGGGGCTCGATGGCATCACGCGCCATGCGCGCATGCCCGATGGCTGGCAGGGTGAGTTCGATGTGGAGCGTAGCGATGCGGTGATCGACAGCTACTTCGCACTGCTTGAGAACAACTACTACGCGGGCATCAACGAGCTGCCTTGCACCATTACCGAAACCATCCAGAACCCGGACGGTTCCGTGTCGCAGTTCCAGTTCCAGCAGGTGCTGTTGAAGCTGGACGACGCGGGCAAGTGGGAGGGGGACAAGACGGTGAAGATCAAGATCGGCTTTATGGCTGCACGGCGCGTGCAGCTGAGTTGATTCATTGCCCGGCTTTGCCGGGCTTTTCATTTCCATGCAATCGATAAGCAAGAGGATGCTATGCACGACCACAACAAGCCCGTTCACGTTGCCGTTCACCACGAAACGCCGAAGCTGCTGGAAACACCAGTCGCGCCCGTCGACCTGTGCAAGCTCAAGGACGCGCAGGGCCGTGAGTTCACGATCAAGGCGCCGGATATTCTGGCGCAGGCGCGCTTTGAGCGTGTGTTTGGCGGCGAGAATGCGAGCTACCGCCTGATCATGGGCGCTTTGACCTGGGTGCGCGCCATCGATGGCGAGAAGATCGCCCAGCCGACCTCGGTGCTGGCTTACGAGGCGCTGCTGCAGCGCGTAGGCGAGCAGGCGCTGGAGGCCATCGTGACGCGCATCGGCGAGGTGCGCGAGGCGGAAGCGGCTATTGAGGCGGCCGACCTAAAAAACTCGTCGGCCTCGCCCCGCTAAGGCAGGCGGTTTACCTGGCCCGCCAGGGCGTGCCGTGGACGTTTGCCGTTGAATGCGATGATGCCATGCGCTCGGCGCTATGCATCATTGCGGGCGAGCTCGATGGTGGCGTGTTCGATTGGTCGAACATGGACTGGCGGAGCCGGGAGGCGGGGTAGGGGATGAGCCGGGGTGCGAGCCCCGGCTATTGATGCCCTGGTACGCTTGGCGCATCAGGTGTTTTATTTTTGCTGGCTTAACTCCATAACACCTCTTGTTACACTCCTTATGAGATCTGCGTCGAGCGATTTATTGTTGATATCGACATCTATCGTGCCATCGCTCTTTTTATGAATGCCGTAGTTCAAAGGGTATGTGGGTGTATTGTATGTTTTATTTCCCAATGTAATGGCGGATTTCACAATGGCTAGGCAATCTGCCGGGAGCTTGACGTCGTCGCTTAGCGCATAAATTTCCTCTATCTCGGAATGAATGCCGCTTTTTATTCTCTGAAATTGCTCAACGGACATAGCCTTAAGGGCGCTGGTGGGATCGGGCTTACCCATTTCGTTCATCGCTACAGCCCCTGTCCAAAAGCCATCCAGAACGCTGCCAATCTTGGCTCGCACGTGCATGCCGGCACATTTGTCGGCCTGCTGAACTGCAGATTGAGCTTCGGTACAAGTAAATAGCAAGATCGAGGCAGTAAAGATTGCCAACATGCGGTTCTTTGTCATGATTTCTCCAGATTTTACAAAACTATGTGGATGGATATGGGTTCATGCCGCTATGCCGGCCTTTTTCGTTGTTTTATGGACCGTTGACGGTGTGCCAGACAGTACTTTATGTGGTCCCGCAGGCAATGTGGAGAGCGATTCTAATCGGAGAAAGTCATGAGTGAAAAGGCGGAAGGCGGAAAATCTTGGGTGGACAGTGCGAAGGAACTGAGTGAGACACAGGAGAAGTTGGCTGACAAGTTAGACGAAACCAAGGAGAAGGCCGGCGAGCACGAGCAGTTGCTGCTGAGGCTGAGAGGCCTCAAGCACATGACGGAGGGCGAGATAAACCGGATCGACAACCTTGCGCTCTCCGGGCATTTCAAGGGCTTTTCGGCGAATGAAGTGGTCGATACCGTGCTCGCTCTCCAGGGGGTGCTGCCCAAGGGGGCAGATGTGGACAAGCCTTTGCAGGCTGCGCTGGACTATGGGTACGTCAACAAGTTCAAGTACAGCCTGAGTGCGGCGGCCAACAAGTCCGAGATGGAAGCGGCAGTGCATCTCGCGAAGTCGCGCGGCCAGGCTGACAGCCCGGAAGCGTTGGAGGCGCAATTCAATTTTCTCGCCCGGCTGCGCGAAACGCCCGGCAACGAGTGGGATGCCATTCGCTTGGATACCTTTGTCGGCGGGCTGGGCGGCGTCGGAAAGCAAATGAGCGACAAGGACCTTGTCGGGCTGACGTCGCTACAGGAGACGATGAAGCCCGAAGCGGCCAGTGCAGCGTTATCGAGCGGCTTTGGCAACCTGCTGGCCGGCAAGGCATCGGGCGACGAGAGCTTCGCTGCACATCGCTATGGCTTGGTGGACGAGACACGGAACGACGAAGCGGCGCGCGAGGCGTACGGGCCAGGCTGGCGCAAGCATCGGCAAGACCGGGTGATGCCCGGTGCGCTTGCCGGTGCCGATGTGCTGCAGCGCAGTGTGCCGGAGTGGCTACGGCAGTATTTGTTGCCTATTCTCGCCAAGCATGGCGTGACGTCGGCCGAAGAGATCAAGAAAGTCCTGCAGGCCGTGCTGCCGAATGCGGATTTGGCGAATGCCATCACCGAGCTGATTGAGAAGCGCAAGGAGGTTGAAGACAGCATTCAGCGTTATGCCCAGCAGCCCGATGCGGCGACGCAGGCGAATGCGCTAAGACCGAAGTTGCCTGCGTTGGAGGGTGAGGCGAAGGCTCAGGTGGAAACCTTTGCAACCAACGTTGGCGTCTCGGGCGCGGACGCGCGCGCGGCGGAAGCCAAGGCCAAAATCGGTGGTTACAAGGCTGGCAACAAGCTCATGACCGATCATCCGCAAGCGGCGAAATGGGTCGCTTCCTCCGTGATGGCATACAGCGACTTGCTTTCGACGGCGGGCACCTTCGCAACGGGCGTGCTGCTTGCGAAGCCGATCAAGTCGCTTATCGGCAGTGCGAGCAGCGGGGTGAGGCGCGGGGTGTCCTGGTTGCTCAAACGGCCCAAGGTGGCGAGTGCTGCTGCCGAAGGGGCCGAGGCTGAGTTGCCGGCGCTGCTGCGCGCGCCGCGTGCACTGGCTGCCGAAGAGGGTGCTGCGGCGCTGGGTGAGGGCGGCCTGATTGCTGAGGGCGTGGGCGGACTGGCTGCGGGCGCAGGTGTTGCCGCTGTCGCTGGAACGGCACTCGCAGCAGGCGCGGGTGGCTATATAGGATGGACGATTGGCAGCAAGATCAACGGGCGCATCAACGATTGGTTCAAGAACCATACGGACGAAAGCTCGTTTGGCGCTTGGGTCTATGACAAGGTGCACCGCGACGACGTCGACCCAGGGCCGCTGAGGCAGGACAAGAACCCGGCTGCACAGTCTGCGCCGAACCCGCCGCAAGCGGCTCCCGCAAAGCCAGCTCCCGTGCCGCCGCCACCGAAGATGGCGACCGGGACGGTCGACCAGGGTGGGCCGCAAGCCGGCTCCATGTTGACGGCCATTCGCGATGAGTTGGCGCGATTGCACGCGGACATGGCTGCGCTGGCGCAGAGGCCGGTGACGATGACCGTGGATGGCAGGGAGCTGGGCCGTGTCGTCGCCAATGCCTTGGGACGGGAGTTTCAGAAGCCGAGCGTGTCGGGCTCCGGCGTCGACAAGCGTCGGCATGCGCCGCCGACGGCCATGCAGACCTATGCGTGATGAATGCTTGGGGCGAGGAGGGTTTCGATGGTGGATGTGGTGAAGTTGCAGCTCGGTAGCGTGAAATTCGAGGGCTTGGCGATGCCTCAGCGGATCGTGATCGGCGGTAGCCAACGGCTGGCGGTCCACGAGCTGGTGGGTGGCGCGCGCGCGGTGCACCGCCGGTCGCAGGCACCACGATCTCGGGCATCGCCTATGTCGGGAGCTACTTCGTGATGACGGTGAGCAACAGCCCGAGCTATTACACGTCGACCGACGGCATCAACTGGACCGTGCGCACGCTGCCTGCTGCCATCAACGCAATGCCGGCGCGCAGCGGCTTTGCGTACGACGGCACCTATTACTACACGCAGGCGTCTCCCTACGCCAGCGGTGGGTACTGCATCCTGTACTCGACGGACTGCATCAACTGGGTGATGGCAAATGCCTCGGTTCCCAATTCGTCGAGTATCACCGGCGTCAATGGCAAGCTGTTCATCATGGCGACCGGGGCGGCCGGCGCCTTCGGCAACCTGGGCGACTGCGCCGGCTTTCTGCCGCTGGAACGACAATCGCTGGGAGCCGGCGGCGAGAGCCTGATGGGCTATGTAAGGATGATCTGACGATGGACTATCAAATTATCACCGCGCCGGTCTATCCGGCGCCCTGGCTGTACATCACCAAGACGGCCTTCCTTGCGCGTTTTGCGCCAAGCGAGGTTCAGGCGATCGAGGCGGCCAATGCTGGCAGCCCCTTACTCGCGCAGGGCTGGAGCGAGTTCAGCGATGCCGACTACGTGTGGCTGTGCGATCCGCATCTTTCGACGCTGCTCAATGGCTATGTCGCCGCCGCCGCCCTGACGGCTGTCCGCACGGCCGCGATACTTTCCCAACCCGCCCAAGAGGGTCAGCACGGGCTAGCGGGAGAAGGTTATTACGGCCAGCTCTGAAGCCCACGCTGAACGTATTGGACATCAAGGCCCGCCATCTGGCGGGCTTTTTCATTCTGGAGAACGCCATGCCAAGCGACTTGAACGACGAGCAAAAAGCCAGGCTGCTCGAAATGCTGGATACCTGGGACGATGTGCATCGTGCCATCAAGTTTCTG